TTGAGTTTTGTCAGAAGGTTGCTCGACACTTCATCTGGAATCTCAATACTCCGTTCGACATTGCCTGTGCAAACGAACTACAGAAGAAGTACAACGTCATCACTCCACTCAAGCCTTTCTTCTATCAAGCAGATGAAAGAGACAGTAGTAACAAGTGGGAGAACCTGACTAAAGACCCCCTAAATACTAAGAAGAAGTCAGTCATCCATACCATTGGTTATTGATAAAGGAGTTTTTGTTATGTGGCTAACTGGTGACGAGTTGCTTATCAACACTCGATTTGATATTCCTGCGAAACATTTGTATGCGAGATATAGAGAGTCCAAGTATGACACTTTTTACGGTCATTGGATCTACAGTCAACACCTCGCACACTGGAATGGTTTCAAAGAGTACGACGATCCAACCAAAAGCACGGAGGCAG